GGTTTTGGCATAGCGGGGTGTAGAATTGGGCAAGCGCGGGCCGAAAAAAAAGCCGGACGAACTTGATCGGCTTGATGGTCGCCCCGGAAAACGCGGCAAGAGCGCAAATGCGCCAGCGGCGAGCGGCGCGCCGTCTTGCCCGGCGCACTTGGACAGCTATGCCAAGGCGGTCTGGCAACGCATTGTGACGGCGATGCCGCCGGATCTTTACACGAACGCAGATCGCGAACTCCTGGCTGCCTACTGCGACGCGGCGAGCGAACACAAGCGCGCGGTCGAGGCCATCCGCGAGCAAGGCCACGTGCTGATTGGCGGCAACGGCGGGGCGTATCAGAATCCATGGGTCGGCATCCGCAACAAGCAGGCGCAGATGATGGCGAGCCTGGGCACGCGCCTGGGGCTGGACCCGGCGGCACGGACGTCGATCCAGATGCCGAGCAAGGACGACGGATCGGCGAGCAAGTTCGGCGGGTTGGTCGCGATCGAGGGCGGGCGCAACGGGTCATAGACTTCATCGAACTTTTAACCATCCCGTCCGGCGAAGGCGCGGGCGGACGGTTTCAGTTGCGCGAGTGGCAACGGCAGTTCATCCGCGACGTCTACGAACCCATTGACGATGACCATCGGCGCGTGGTGCGGCGCGCGGTGCTCTCGATCGCGCGCAAGAACGGGAAGACGGCGCTAATTGCCGCGCTCGTGCTTGCACACCTCGTGGGGCCGGAGGCGATACAGAACGGCGACATCTACAGCGCGGCGAATGACCGCGAACAGGCCGCGCAGGTGTTCAAGTTCGCTGCGCAGCTTGTCCGGGCCGATGCCGAATTGGACGCGAGCCGCGGCGGCCTGCTGAAGGTCGTGGATTCAACGAAGACGATCGCCTGCTATCCCAACGGCAGCGTGTACCGGGCGATTTCGGCTGAAGCCGGCACCAAGCACGGGCTTCACCCGTCGCTGGTGATCTACGACGAACTCGCGCAGGCGAAGAACCGGGATCTGTACGAGGCGCTTGACACGGCGATGGGCGCGCGCGCCGAGCCGTTGTTTGTCACCATCAGCACGCAGTCGTGCGACCCGGAGCATATCCTATCGGCGTTGATCGACGACGGCCTGCACGTTGAGGACCCGTCGACGGTCACGCACCTGTACGCGGTCCCGGACGAAACGGAGGACATCTTCGACGAAGCGGTCTGGTACCAGGCCAATCCGGCGCTCGGCGACTTCCGATCGCTGGAGGATATGCGCACGATGGCGGATCGGGCGCGCCGGATGCCGAGTCTGGAATCCAGCTTCCGCAACCTGTACCTGAATCAGCGGGTGGATCAGGAAAGCCCGCTGATCCCGAAGTCCGAATGGAAGGCGTGCCAGCACGACAGCGTCGAACTTGAGCGCGGCGAACGCGTGTACATTGGGCTGGACCTGTCCGGCAAGCGCGACCTGACGGCGATGGCCGTGATCTCGGCAGAACGCGGCGACGAACGCGCGCTTTGCTGGTTCTGGAAACCAGGTGAGACGTTGGCGGAGGCCGAACGATCGTCGGCCGCGCCGTACCGCACATGGGCGCGGCAAGGCTGGATCGACGCGACGTCGACGCGGACGGTCGAATACGCGCTCGTAGCGCAAACGCTTGGCGAAATCGCACAGACCTACGACGTGCAAGGCGTCGCTTTCGACCGGTTTCGCATTGATGACCTAATGAAGGAACTGGACGCCGAAGGCATCCCGGCGCAACGCGAGAGGCGCGGGACGAAGGCCGATCCGGGCGCGCTGCGCATGGTGGATTGGGGGCAAGGTTACCGAGACATGGCGCCGGCCGTCGAGGCGCTTGAAGCATCCGTGCTTGAGCGCCGGCTCGCTCACAACGGCAACCCCGTCCTGACCATGTGCATGGCGAACGCGACCGTCAGCATGGACCCGGCCGGCAATCGCAAGCTGGTGAAGACGTCGGAACGGTTGCGCATTGACGGCGCGGTGGCGCTGGCGATGGCCGTGGGACTGAAGTCGCGGGACGGCGGTGGCGCTGGTCCGTCGGTCTACGAAGCCGAACGCCCTGAAGGCATCCTGGTACTGTAAGCGAGGCTACATGAGCGATGGCAGCGGCGGTCCGCGTTGGTCGCGGACGGTGGACCTGCGGGATGTGATCGCCGGCGGCGGCGCGGTTATGGTCGTTGTCGGCGGTGCGCTTATTCACGCCGGCCTTGCGTTGATGGTTGCTGGCGCAGCGGCCATCGGCTTGGCGGTCTATTTTGCGCGGCGGTAACCGATGGGCCTGCTGACCGACATTGTAAACGGTGGTCAGCCCACAGCCGCCCGCCAGACCGCGCCAGCGGAGCCGTACGAGCCCGTCTCGGCCGCATGGTGGATGCCGACGCCAAGCTCCGGTGTCCACGTCGACGAGTTCACGGCGCTACGCTACAGCGCGGTGTACCGGGCCGTTGACGTCATTGCTGGGACGATCTCGACGCTGCCGTTTCACGTCCTGCGCGAAGCCGCGGACGGGCAACAGCAGGTGGACCGCGACCATCCGCTCAACCGGCTGCTGCGCGTCAAGGTGAACGACGACGCCATGACGCCAAGCCGGTTCAAGTGGTTGTTGCAGGCGCACGCGCTCACATGGGGCAACGGTTACGCGGAGATTGAGCGCAGCCGCAACGGCCGTGTGGTGGCGCTTTGGCCAATCACGCCGGATCGCGTCCAGATCGACCGCACGCAGACGGGGCGGATCGTCTACACGGTTCAGAACGACCGGGGCAGCGATGCGGATCTGTCGCCGGACGAAGTGTTTCACCTTCGCGGGCCGAGCTACGACGGCGTTGCAGGCTACACTGTCGCGCGGTTGGCGGCTGAGTCGTTTGGGCTGGGCATCGCCATGGAGCAGTTCGCCGCTGCGTTCTTCGGCAACGGGACGCAGTTGAGCGGCGTGCTCCAACATCCAACCAGCTTGAGCGACGACGCCGCGAAGCGGTTACGGCATAGTTGGGATCAGATGCACCGCGGCCCGAAACGCAGCGGCAAGGTCGCGGTGCTTGAGGAAGGCATGACGTTTCAGTCCACCAGCACGAATGCGCAAGAGGCGCAACTGGTGGAGTCGCGCTCGGCACAGGTCAAGGAAATCGCGCGCTGGTTCGGCGTGCCACCACAAAAGTTGATGGAATCGAGCGAAGTCAACCGGAGCACGGCGGCCGAAGAAAACCGAGCGTTTGCGAACGATGCCATTAAGCCGTGGGCGGTGAATTGGGAGCAGGAGGCGTCGGTCAAGCTTTTCTCCGAAGGCCAGCTTGGCAGCCGCTTCGTCCACATTGACCTTGACCAGCTCTTGCGCGGCGACCCCGAGGCGAAAGCGCGTACGAACCAGCTCAAGTACGACCGGGGCATCATCAGCATCGACGAATGGCGGCGCGACGACGGCCGCAACGCGCTCGGCGGCGACGCCGGTGACCTCCGGCTGGTGCCCAAGAACATGGTGAGCGTCGAAACCGCCGCCCGCGACGGCGACACGGGCACGGCCAGCTTTAACCGACAGTCAGACGGTGGAACCGATGACGGCACTTCTTAACGCCGTGTGGGCGATGGAGCCGGCGGCGCTCAACGATTTGCGCTACTGGATGCGCAGCATAACCGGCGCCGAGCTTGAGGCCGCGCGGACGCGGGCCGGCGGCGACGACGGGGTGCCGTTGCAGGTGCAAGACGGCGTCGGCGTCGTGCCGGTGCAAGGCCCGATGATGCGCACGCGTGGCGGCGGTCTTATGGCCGCGTTGCTGGGCATCGTCGGCACTGACGACATCCGCCGTGGCGTACAGGCTGCCACGCGGCGTGACGACGTGCGCGAGATCGTCCTGCGCATCAATTCGCCCGGCGGCTCGGTGGACGGCCTTGCCGATCTGTCGGATGCAGTCCTCCAGGCACGTCAGACGAAGCGCGTGACCGCACAGGTCGAGGGCATGGCGGCGTCGGCTGCGTATCAGGTCGCGAGTCAGGCAACGCGCATCACGGCCGGGCGCATGGACATGGTCGGCTCAATTGGCGTCCGCCTCATGCTCATGGACGCAAGCCGGATGGCGCAAAACGAGGGCGTTGAGGTGATCCCGATCGACACCGGCGAGTTCAAGTCCGCCGGCGCAATCGGCACGCCCATCACCGAGCGCCAGAAGGCGGACTTCCAGCGGATCGTTGACCAGCACTTCGCCGACTTCGTCCAAGCCGTCAGCCGCGGTCGCGACATGACGGAGACGGATGTGCGGCAACTCGCTGACGGCCGCATGTTCGTCGCCTCGACGGAGGCCGTGAACAACGGGCTGGTGGACGCGGTCCAGACCTTTGACGAGACGTTCGCCGAACTTCGTGGGCCCGCGGGTTCGGATGATGAACGGCGTCGGCGCACCGCCGGCGCGCGACGGGCGAAACTCACCCTAGCAGCAACCGAGATCCGGTAGGAGATCAGCATGGATCTGGAAACGCTACGGGCCCAAGCGCGTCAGGCTTATGCTGACGCCGAGGCCATCTTTCAGAAGGCGGAGCAGGAGAACGAAAACGGCCTGCTCACCGAGGAGCAACAGCAGCAAGTCGACGCGTATCAGGCGCAAATCGACCGGCTGAACGCGGACATTGAGCGGCGCAAAAAGCTTGAAGGCGCCAAGCCGGCGGGCCCGGAGCCGGACGCGGGCG